CGGTAGGCCTGGAGCGGACGAAAGCACGGCACCTATCCGGGCAACTGAGAAAGCACGCCCTGAATCGCCGCGATCACCCATCCGGCCCACGCAAGAAACTTCTTGAAACGCGTCACAGCCGGATACCTCCACGCATCGGGCGACTGCCCGATACATTCTTAGGGTGCACACGCTGAGCACCCTTCGAAAACACCTTCTTCGAATGGGAACCGCCCATACCGGACCTTCGCATAAAGCACCTCCTCAAGAGTGAGGACTACGCTACCAGCTCCGAAACTATAGAGCACCCATTGTATATACAATGGTTGTACCGCGCCTTCGGCGCGGGAAAAGCACGGCCGACACCGGCCGTAAAGGAGGCGCCTAGTCGGCGCCACAAACAAACAGCACGGCCGCGAGCAAGCGCGGCCGTAAAGGAGGCGCCTAGTCGGCGCCTCATATTAAAAACAAACAGCAACAGCCGGGCGAGGGCGCACGCCAACGCGCACACGCGTGAACGCGCGCGCACGCAGACACGCGCCCCCGCCCGAAAAGCAAAAGAATTGACGTAAAAAAAGGACCTACTACAATAACACAGCGGGAGGGGACACCCCTCCCGATAACCCACCCCGAAAAGGAAACAAAATGTTGACCTACCACGAAATCCAACTAGAAATCAACAGAGCGGAGAGCAAGCTCATCCGCCAGACCCGAGCCGTCGAGCAGACGCAGAAGCTCATCGCCGGACTGAGAGAACTCCAGGCTCGGGGAGAAGCGAAGAAGTAAAACCAAAGGGGGGCCGGGATTACCCTGGCCCCCCTCTCTAACTCCCCTCAGATGAACCAAAGAACAAATTTGGTGTCATCTGGCACACTTACACCAAGTGAATAGTGTGCCTTAGGCCGGCGGAACCTCCACCGGCTTCCCCGCGTTAACATCCACCGCGGGACCGAGCCCGAGCGCCTTGAGCTCGTCATGACGAGCCGGATCGGAAATCGCATCCATGAGCGCTACCGGGTCGTTCGCAAACTTCTCCCGCACCTTGGCGGGAAGATGCACGAACCAATCGCGGGTCCGCTCGACCCGCTCCACCGCTTCGCGGAAATCACCGATCTCCGAAACATCACCGAACACGGGCATACGACTCGCCACATGCGAGATTTGCCCGGTCTTCCTGAACCTCTCCAGAATCCTGTTGATGTCGCACGCGTCCTTCTCGGACTGAACCGTCCGCGACGGCTCCACCGAACAATCGACCACCGGCCGACGATCATGCTTGAACGTTCCCACGTTACCTCCTTGGAGTAATGGTCCGCGCCGAATTGATCGGCGCGAGGGGAACCAACGAACGGATACGGTCGGCCCACGAAAGAGCCTGACCGACCCGACCCTCGTACGTCCGAGCAATCGCACGCGCCGAAGGCAACTCCAGGCGCCGCAGCTCGGTGTCAATACCATAATTCTCACGCTGAGCACGCAGGAAATTCTGCTGCTCAATTTGAGTCTGGCGCTGCTCGTCATTCAGATCGACCCGAGACATCGACTCTTTGATCTCTTGAGCCTGAGCACGAGCCTGCTGATAGGCCGAAACGCCAGCTCCTAGCGCGTTCTCCATATGAGCGGAAGCTCCAACCGGGGAACTCGCACCGCCCTGAGAGTACATGAGCGCCGGGTTCAGACCCGCCGCACGTGCGTCAGTAACCGCACGCTGATAGGCGGTGGAGCTCATCCGCTCTTGAAACGCCATCTGCTGCCGAGCCAACTGCCGGTTTTCGTAATTCGTCTTCCACGAACCGGCCCCGGTGAGGAGCCCCTGCGCCAAACCGGCCGCAGAGGACACCCCACCGTAAGCGAGGGACAACGTTACCGGGTCCATTAGAAGTGATCAATCATGCCCGGAACGCCAAAGAGCGGCATCGGACGAGCACACTTGAGCGTGAAATACGTGTCGATCACGAAATGCGGTTCCGTCGTCACCGCCGACACACGATCGAGCGGCGGGTCCTCGTTAATGAACGTCGAATTCAACGTCGGACGCGTCGAGAACTCCTGGGACAAATGCCAAATGTCCAGCGTCCCGGTCGCCGTAGAGCGCAGCTTCCCGCCGATCTTCGACGGCTTGTACCTATACTCGCCGTAGCGCTCCTGATAGCCGAACACCGAATTGTCGTCGTTCGCGGTCCCGTCCTGGTAAATCTCACGCGAAAGCACCGCCTGCTCGCCGATATGCGACAGCGCCGGCCAGTAGAAATCCTCACGCGTCGAGCGGAACCACATCCGGTCAGTGCCCTGCTGATAGGTCAAATCAGCGCGAACGCAAATCAGACCGATGACCCATCCGTGCTCGGTGAAGCTCTTGACGAAACCATGACCCGCGGCCCCAGCTTTCACCTGGGCGGCCAGAGACCCGAAAGGGGTCTCCAGAGTCCCGCCAGAAGCCGCCTGATTGTTCTGCTGGATCTCCGACACGGTAATCATGGTCGAGCCACCACCCAGGTACTCCGGTCGCTGCAAACGAGCGTCCGGGGAAATCACGCCGAAGTGGCTGCGGACAATCTCCGTGTACCGGGTCCCGCCACGAGCATCCCGCTCGTACAAACGCTGGACCGCGAACGCCTGCCGGAGCTCGTTAATCGTCGCGCCCGTAGCGAGCGTCAGATCCGCATACATCGAGTCGGCCGCGGTACTGCCACTCCCGCTCACCACCACACGGTTCGCCGTCAAATTCGACGCGTCGAGCTGGAAATAACCCGCCGTCGCTTGGGTCGAATAGATCCCAAGACTATCGGTCAACCGGGTCGCATCCGTCGCAATCGGCGCAGACGAACCCAGCGGGAGAGCCACCGCGGTACCCTTCTGAGGCCACGGCAGGCACGAAGTGAAGTAATCGTGCCGCTTCCCACGCTTGAGCAGGACGTAGTCGGACAGCGAGTCCGGCCCATCGTCCTTATCGACCACCACTGAATCGATCAGGTTCTGATCCCGGAACCACTCGTTATAAATCAGGTTGTACGCCCGGAACGGCAGCGACTGGAAATCGTAGTTACCGCCCGCCTGGCCGACCGTCGGGAGACCCATATAGTCACCGAGCGAATTCTCGGCAACCGTCGTCGCGGTCATCTTCGGCAGCGTGTAATCCGTCCCCAGATCGCCTGGGTCGGTCAGCTCGCCGCAGAACTTCTGCCAATTGTTCCAGACCAACCGATTAGGAACGAAGAAGAAGAACGACTCCAGAAACATATTGTCCATGATCGGGACCTGGAGCGGAGACAACATCCGGGTAATCGCCGCCATCCGGCAGTCAAACGTGTCACCCGGCAGGATCTCATCGACGAACACGGGCACGAGGTAGCCCGCGTCAAACGTGAACTTGTTCCCGTGGTTCCGATTGAACTGGGAACGAGGAATCTGAACGCTTGGGACCTGGGAAAAGGTGTGGCCCATCACCGAGGGCATTCTCACGCGGACACCTTAAGGCCCGCTTCCTTCCGGCCAGCGACTTCGAGAGCGGTCATGAGCTGGAGCGGAGCCAGCTCGGGGATGGTAGCGCCCGTGGTCTGATCGAACGAACCGACCCGGAACAACGAGTAGTCCGAAGGATGCAAACCCAGCATGGAATCAGGACGCAAGACCTCGTCAGCAAACGTCCGCATCCCTTCCGCGTTCGTCCGAACCGTAAACGGCTTCTCGAAAACACCGACCTTGCTGTCAAAAACAGCGAGGATGACCAAAAGACCCACGCTCATAGCTTCCGCCTTTGATAGAGGTTTAACCGCGATTCCGCACACACTTCACGCACTGACAATCGTTCTTCTGTTGCATTCTCGTGATTGAAATCACGAGCCCGAAGAATCCGAATCTGAGCCGCAAGAACAGGGTCCACCTCCTGCAATTGCTTATCGTAAAAGCGCGGAGGTTTCGCCTCACGGCCCCTCGAAATGACCCGATCCAACGGATAAACATCGTCAGCGTACTGCTCTAACCACGTACGACCAACTCCGCGCGACATCGTGGCGTACTCTGGAGCAACGGTACACTCCTCGCCCGTCCGGCGATTGAACCGACGGTATCCCTCGATTGCAGCCTGACCCGTCAGCTTCTTCAGGGTATACCGCGCCACATACGCCGCAGACTCGAAAGTCACAGCGCCGAACTCCGAATTCCCTAGAGGCCACAGCCTCTCCAACTCCGCACTCCGATACGTGTCTGAGCGCCATGGGACCCTATCCGGGAAATCGACATTGAACAGCAACGCATGATAATGGGGACGCAAACCCTGCTCCCCATACTCCCCACAGTGGAAATACCGGACCGTCCGACCCG